AGTTATCCACAAGTGACATATTTACTACATTCCGAAATTGCATAACTACATCTTGTGTCGATGCGACCGATTCGCTACCACATATTGTGTGTTGCATTTTTACACACACTACATCTTGTGTTGTATTATTATCACACACACAACATATGTGTTGCATAATTGCAACACTGCTCGTGAACTACGGGCCCACCCTCCCTATAGGGGTCCCTGCGCAAATCAGAAATACAAAAACAAACAGACCCCCTACACCCCTTTGACAGACAAACTGTACAGACATACCTATAGTATAAGATTTAGACTTACACTTGCGCTAAATAGAAAATGGCAATAGAATAGAGGGGGTACCCTTAAAAAAACAAAAACTGGTACAAAACAGAAGTGAAAAAAATTCTGCAAAATTTTTTATGAAACAAGAAGTAATAGATAAGCTACCACCTGACGCCAAAAAACAATTTCTTAAATACGCAATAAAACTTTCTGAAAAGAAAAAACAAAGTCAAGTTAACGACGACTTTCTATCTTTTGTCAAACACGTCTGGCCAGAATTCATTGAAGGTAAACACCATAAAAAAATTGCCGACAAATTTAACAAGCTTGCAGAAGGCAAGATTAAAAGACTAATTATTAATATGCCACCAAGGCATACTAAATCAGAGTTCGCGTCCTATCTTCTACCCTCTTGGATGGTAGGACGTAGACCCAATTTAAAAATAATACAAACGACCCACACAACTGAACTCGCGATCCGCTTTGGACGAAAAGCTAAAACACTAATCGATTCAGCCGAATACCAATCCGTGTTTAAGACAAGACTACGAGAGGACAGCCAAGCGGCTGGTAAATGGGAAACTGAACAGGGCGGTGAATATTATGCAGCCGGTGTTGGTTCTGCGATCACGGGCCGTGGTGCGGACTTGCTTATTATCGATGACCCACACTCGGAACAAGATGCATTGAACGTTCAAGCTTTAGAGAGAGCTTATGAGTGGTATACATCAGGTCCACGTCAGCGTTTACAACCCGGTGGAGCGATCGTCGTGGTTATGACTAGATGGAATATGAAAGACCTAACAGGTATGTTATTAAAATCTCAAAAAGAATTAAAATCAGATCAGTGGGAAGTAATTGAGTTTCCAGCGATTCTTCCAAGTAATAAACCAGTGTGGCCAGAATATTGGAAACTTCCTGAATTAGAATCTGTTAAAGCTTCGCTGTCCGTCGGTAAGTGGAACGCGCAGTGGATGCAAAACCCAACCGCTGAAGAAGGATCTTTGATTAAACGAGAATGGTGGAAGGTTTGGGATAAACCTTATATCCCACCGCTTGAGCATATCATTCAAAGCTATGACACAGCCTTTCTTAAAAAAGAATCAGCCGATTATTCTGCTATTACTACCTGGGGAGTCTTTTATCCAAACGAAGATAGCCCTGCTAATTTGATACTATTAGATGCATTTAAGGATCGATTAGAATTTCCAGAGCTTAAGAAAGAAGCTTACGAGCAATATAAATATTGGAATCCAGAAACGGTGATAGTGGAGGCTAAAGCTTCTGGATTACCTTTAACTTATGAGTTGCGAAAAATGGGGATACCTGTTATAAATTTCACACCCTCAAAAGGTAACGATAAACATGCGAGGGTAAACGCTGTGGCACCTATGTTTGAGTCCGGTCAAATATGGGCGCCTGATGAAAAGTTCGCCGAGGAAGTTATTGAAGAATGTGCTTCTTTTCCGTATGGTGATAACGATGATTTAGTGGACAGTACCACACAAGCGATAATGCGTTTTAGACAAGGAGGGTTAGTGGCGCATCCAGAAGATTTAATAGAGGACTCATTGCCTCAAGTTGAAAGAACGTATTATTAATTATGATTTTAGCAGCACCTTTAGTTATCCCATTTGCAGAAGCCGTAGGAATTTCAATTGCTACATTAGGTATGGCCAAAGCTGCAGATATGGTCAATAAATATATTCAAGAGAATCCAGAACAGTCTGTAAAAATTTTATCAACTATTGTACCCAACGTCGGCATCGGTCATATCTTTGCAAACAAAAAAGATAGTGGCGATGAAGAAGTATCAGAAGACATAGATGTAGAGGTTGAAGAAAAACCTAAAAAATTATCCGGTAAAGAAAAAGGTATGAGAATCAAAGAAGCAATTCGTAGAGCTCGTGCAGGTAAAGGAAACTATTCAAGTCCAGATGCTGAAGGATCTGCTGTAGATATTAGAGGTAGTGTTATTAGAGAAGTTGAAGATATGGGAATTGCAGATAAAGATTTAAAAGATAATTATGATCCAGATAAACCAAAGTTTGATTACGAAAAGTTTTTTAAAAGAAGACGAAAAGCGGACGGCGGTGCGATAGGCATTGAAGTTCTATTCGAAGAAAAAAAACCAAGACAAGGATTATTTATGGGCGGCTCACCTTTAGATGGCCAAGCTTTATCTATTTACAATTCTATGAACGCGTATGGCTTTAGTGATCAAGAAATTGCGAATGCGTTACAAGAGCAAGGTTTATATACACCAGGTGCTTCAACACCTGACCCAACTCCCGATCCAGGTCAAGGTGGAAGCCAAAGTGGAGGTATAGGCGATGGTGCTCCAGCAAGCGTGTTTGGAAGAAATTTAAATCCAACTTTCAACAGACTAGCAGGATCTAAACCTAAACTTTCAGAAGATGCTCTTTTTGGTTTAGGTAAATATTTTCAAGGACAAGAACAAGGCACACTTGGAGATCGAAGACTAAAAGCATATAATAATCCAATGCTTCCATCTTTTTTTGGTGCGATTGGTAGAAAGTTTAGTCCTTTTAATCCAGACTCAAAAAATTATAATCCAAATATGGCATCTCAATTAAACTTTTTAGAAATGGGAACAATAGGAGATGAAACAGGATTAAGTTTAGTAGGTTATGATCCAGGTTCCGGTCTTATGAAATATGGTTCAGATTCTGTATTGGCTGGTAAAAATGTAACATCAGCTTTTGGAACTAATGATTATGAAAAAATGTTAATGGACTATATTGGTAAAATGAACGCCAACACAAAAATTTCAGCAGCAGGAAAAGCTGCAAGACTAGCTCAAGCCAAAGCAGAACTTGCTGCACTGACAGGTCAAAACGCTGCTGACATAAGTGCAGATACAATAACTACACAAATGCAGATAGCCGATACTAATAATATATCTACACAAGAAGCAGCAGGAATTATGGAAGCTATTCAACAACAAAACGAACCATCTTCACCAGGTAGAAATGATGCTGGAAACCCAGGCGGAACTAGTGGAGGAATGACTGACGACAATGCAGGAACATTTTGTTTTGATCCAAGCACTCTTATTCAAATGGCTGATGGCTCAACTAAAGAAATTAAAAATATTCAATTGGGTGATGACACTAAAGGTGGTGAAGTTACAGGTGTATTCCAATTTAAAGCGTCTGACGAGATTCACGATTACAAAGGTGTTACCGTTGCGGGTAGTCACTACGTTAAAGAAGATGGTAAATTTATTATGGTCAAAGATAGTCCACTTGCAGTCAAGATCGATAAGATACCAGTTGTCTACTCACTAGATACAACAGGTCGAAGAATCTTTATTAAAGATATTGAGTTTGCTGATTACAACGGTGATGGTGTAGCTAAAAACTTCCTAACAAATGCTGGTGTAGACCTTACAGGTTTTGATACAGAGGTATTAAGACAAGTAGAAAATAGATTAATATAATGGAATTAAAATACAACGAAATAATTGGTGCAATTGTAAAACCAGATGATACACCTGCTACACAATCAGAAATATTAGAATGGGCTGCAGCTAATCCAATGCCAATAGAGGAACCAAAACAACAGAACACTCAACTTTTAGAAGAAGTAATTGAAACATTTAAACAAAGAGGATAGATTAAAAAATGGCTGACATAGATAAACCATTACCGAACACCAAAACAACAGTTGAGATTCCAGGGGAAGTAGAGATAGAAGAGTCTATCAAAGAAAACGTTGAAGAAATTCAAACAGATGGTGGACCTGTTGAAATAGAAATGACAGAAGAAGGTGGAGCAGAAATTTCTTTTGATCCAAAAGCTGCAAGCCCTGAAGGTGGTGAAGACCATTTTGAAAATCTAGCAGAATTTTTAGGAGAAGAAATTTTAGATCCATTAGGTTCAAAATTATTTGATCAGTATAACGAATACAAAGAATCTCGTGGTGATTGGGAAGATACTTATAAAAATGGTTTAGATCTTTTAGGATTTAAATATGAAAGACGAACACAACCTTTTAAAGGAGCTAGTGGTGTAAACCATCCCGTTCTTGCAGAAGCAGTTACACAATTTCAAGCACAAGCTTACAAAGAATTATTACCAAGTGATGGTCCGGTTAGAACTCAAGTTATGGGTGATGCAACTGTTGCTAAAGAAGAACAAGGTAAGCGTGTAAAAGATTTTATGA